AGACTCTTCGGAACATCCATGAGAACCTTTAGGCCTCCACTGAAAGGCATAGCTTTCAAATTGCATGCCAATTGGTATAGGGTTGAAAACATGAGTGATCGTGTCGCAAAGCAATGAGCAAGGTTTGAACAGTGACCAAAAAAAAGCCCGGACGAAAACCTAGACCAATAAACCCACAAAAAGCATTTGAGGCGGCCAAAAATGGCGCTGATATGGCTGAGTTGGCGACAACTCAAGATAGAGCTCCAGACCCCAATCATTTTGCCAAGTTACACCGAAAAAATGAAGAATTGCGCCTAGCAATAAAAGAAGGCAGAGAAGAGATAAAGAAAACACATGAGGTTAGGGCGATACCTGCAGCGACTCAGGCGCTATTGAATATGCTCAATGACCCAAGTCATCCCGGGCATACGGCGAGTGTGCTGTTTGTCCATAAAGCTATGCTGGGATACCGGGAAGGTGTGAAGCATGAGGTGTCAGGTGAGGTGAGTCACGTTCATTCCCTGAGCCCAGAAGACAGAGCGAAGCGGATAAGCGAGCTCAAGAGAGAACTAGAGAGTGCTGTGGATGTTCAATTAATTGAAGGGAAGTCAGATGACCCCAGCGGAGCGTGAGGCAAAAGAGAAGGAGCTATTAGCTCTACTCGAAATAGAGGCGAAGGAGCGGAAGAAACTCGCCTTTAGGCCACAGCTGTTCGGTCAGCAAGTGAAGTTTATTCAAGATCCAAGGAAGCTAAAAGCTGCACTGTGCTCTAGACGTGCTGGTAAGTCACATATGGCGGGGTGCTACGTCATTGCGGAAGCCCTAAAGCATCCCAAGTCCACAGTGCCATACGTCGCTCTCACGCGCGGTCACGCTAAAAGAATCATGTGGAAAACACTCCTTGACCTCACACGCCCCTATAACCCTCAAGTAAACCTCACGGAGCTCAGGATAACCCTGTCCAATGGCTCAGATATAGTGCTGGCAGGCGCAAACGATGAGGCGACGGCTGAGGTGTTTCGTGGGCAGAAGTTTCCTCTGGTGGTTTTGGACGAGTGTGCATCCTTCAGAAGTCACTTTCGTGAGATGGTTGAAGAGGTCATTGAGCCCGCGTTGATTGATATGAACGGTACACTGGCAATGATTGGGACACCTTCAGCGGCCTGCAGAGGTCTGTTCTTCGATGCCACCACTCAATCAACGTCGCCTTATTCACTTCACAGATGGACAATCCTCGACAACCCATTCATCCCACACGCTCAGGCATGGCTTGACGAGCGAATGAAGGAGCGCGGCTGGACTATCGACACACCAGCGTATCGAAGGGAATGGCTTGGTGAGTGGGTCGCCTCCACTGACTCTCAGGTCTACGCTTTTAGCAAGGACAAGAATCTCGCGAAGGGCATCCCAAACAAGCTCAACTATATCCTCGGAATTGACTTAGGCTACGATGACGAAACTGCTTTTGTTGTTGTCGGTTATCGCCCTGATGACCCTCACCTCTACGTGTGTGAGACCTACGCTAAGTCAGAAATGATTATCACTGATATAGTTCGCAAAGTTGAAGAGTTAACAGAGCGTTACAAATCATTTGTCAGAATAGTCGCTGATACCGGAGGCCTCGGGAAGCAAATTGCCGCCGAGATTCGCAAACGCTATGGCCTCGCTGTGTTTCCTGCAGAGAAAACTCAAAAGGCCGATTTCATCCAACTGTGTAACGATGACTTCCGTCTAGGTAAGATCCTCGTCAATCCTGCAGAGATCAACTTTATTGAAGAGATCACAGCACTCCAGTGGGATGAAGAGAAGGAAGGCCGCTTTATCGAAGATCCACGTTTTGCGAACCACCGCTGTGACGCGTTTCTCTACGCGTGGCGAGAATCCTGTCACTATCTCGAGCAAACACCCATCACACTTCCGGAGCATGGCTCTGATGCCTTCTATAAGGCCGAGGAAGCTAGGCTCCGTCAAATTGTCGAGGATGCTTTTCGTAAAGAGCAATTAGAAGAGGAATTTTTGATATGATCAAGCCCAGTGAATTGGATGAACTTCTGTCGGTCATGGTGAAACACGGATGTGTGGCATTAACTCATGGTGATCTGGCGATACATGTTGCTGCAGGATCAGTTGTGGGAACACAACCTCCAAAGATCCAGCCGATTATCAATCCCTATGACTCTATATCCACGTTGGCAGAGATCGACGCTCTTTATGGAGTTCCAACGATCACAAAGGAAGGTGAATAATGCTCAGCAAGGGAAAGCAATGGTGGGACGAGGATCTAAGCGAACAAGAGAGAGCACAATATTTGTTCGCATTGATTAAGACACTCGACACGACTCAGATGGGGATACAGCAACAAAACCTGAGATCCATGCGGTTGTACAACAATCAGGAGGTCACAGGGCTTTCAATCGCAAACTACGTCCTGTCGGCAACGCCGGGAAATATTGGTGTCGCAAGGCAGAACAGGCTCACGCTCAATGTGATCAAGTCCTGTATCGACACTCTAGTAAGCAAGCTTGCCAAGGACAGAATCGCTCCGACCTTCCTGACAAGCAACGCTCCGTGGAACAAACAACGGCAAGCCGAGAAGCTCACCAAATGGATGAAGGGTGCATTTTATGCCGCACGTGTCCATGAGAAAGCGCCACTGACCCTGAGAGACGGTGCGATCTTCGGGACGGGCTTTACAAAGGTTTACTCTGAAGCCGGTGAGATCAAGGCCGAGCGCGTGTTTGCGGATGAAATGATCGTCGACCTGAATGACGCTTACTATGGCAACCCTCGGTGCATGTATCAGCGTAAAATGGTAGCAAAGTCTCATTTGCTCGCAAAGTTCAAAGATCCCGATCATCAGGCGATCATTGCAAAGGCTCAGCAAGTGCAAGGGTACAACGCCCTGAGCCCGACTGAGACAGTCATGGTTGTTGAAGCGTGGCGACTGCCAGACGAGGAAGGCGATGGCGGTTATCACTTGATCGCTGTGAACAGTGGCGCGTTGGTTGTTGAAGATTATAAGCGCACGCGATTCCCGTTTGCACAAATTCGGTACACGACACAGCCGGTCGGTTACTGGGGCTCAGGACTGTGCGAGGACTTGCTTGGAATTCAAATTGAGATCAATCGACTCTCAATGCACATTCAGCAAGCCCAGCGACTTCTCGCAAATCCTCGCGTGTTCATCGAGGAAGGCTCTTCGGTCAACATCAATCAATTCACAAATGAGATCGGTGGCATTGTAAAATATCGTGGTCAAATGCCGGTCATTCAAGCGGCACAAACGGTACAGCCTGAGTTGTTCAACCAACTCAACATGCTTTACCAACGGGCGTACGAGATCACAGGTATCTCTCAATTGGCGGCAAGCTCACGCAACCCACTGGGTGCTAATGCGTCGGGTGCGGCACTCCGTGAGATGACTGATATTCAATCCGACCGTTTTGCGCTGACAAGCTACCAATTCCAACAATATCATTTGGACTTGGCACAACTGTTTATCGACGAGGCAAAAGCCCTTGCCGCACAGGGTAAACCCGTCCCATCAAAAGCGTTCGATCGTAAGAACGGACTTGAGAGCATCGACTGGACGGAAATTGACCTCGAGGATGACGAGTATATCATGCAGTGCTTTCCAGCGTCGGCGTTGCCTGATCAACCCGGTGCACGCATTGAGAGCATTCGTGATCTGATGCAAATGGGAATGATTCAACCCGATGAAGCGCAAGATCTCCTTGACTTCCCAGACCTGGACAAGTTCACAGCCCTGCGCACCGGCCCGACAAAACTCGCGATGAAATTGATCGAGAAGATGTTGGAGGACAACACGTTCATTCCCCCAGAGCCTTACCTGCCGATCGACAAAATGCAGTACCTTGCCCAACTCTATTACTGCGATGCTCAAGTGCGTGGCATGGACGAGGATCGTCTCGACCTTCTCAGACAATTCATTGATGCCTGCGCGGCAATGGTAGCGATGGCTCAACCGATGCCAGCGGCGCCTGCACAGCAACTCATGGAAAGCCAACTTGCGGCGGTTCCACAACAACAATCAGCTCCGGCTGGGGCACTTCCGCCCCCATTGATGTGAGGTAAGTAATGGTTGAAGGTATCAGCGGTGAAGTCACAGCGACCGCAAATCCCGAGGTTTCCGAGGCACCCGTCACTCCAGAGGTAAAACCACAGGAGGACGAGTTTTCCGACAAGTTTATAAAGCTCACGCGACAGAAGAGAGCACTGGAGCAACAAGCTGCAGAGATCAAAGCCGAGCGAGCAAGAATCGAAGCGGAACGTAAGGAGCTCGAGGATTTTCGACAGAGCAAAGCACGCATTAAGGAAAACCCAAAAGAAGCTCTCGGAAGTCTCGGAGTGTCGTTTGATGACCTCGCTCACATGATTCTCACTGAGGGTCGTGAGCCGACACCGGATGACAAGCTCACTGCATTGGAATCCAAGATTAAGGCGATGGAGGAGGCTAAGGAGCGCGAGAAACAAGATGCCATTGATGCTGAGCGACAAAAAACAGTAAGTGTTTTTAGGCAGAACCTTGAAAAATTTGTTGAGTCAAGTGATTATGAATTGATCAAAACTTTCGGCGCGACCGAAGACGTTTTCGAGACTATTCAAGGATGGTACGAGAAAACACTTCACGAAAAAGGTGAAGGCGTTATTTTGTCGTATGCCGACGCTTGCGCGATGGTCGAAGAGCATTACGAGCAGTTGCTCGAAAAGGCCTCGAAGACTG